GCTACTAGCCGGATCGGCCGATCTTGAGATCATCTCGTATAGTCCAGGCTGATCTATCTCGCCCAGTCCTACGTTTTCTGCATCGGCCCACGTTGTTGTTGGATCGTAATTTTGCCATTGTAAAGCTGGGGCCACCTCAAACCAAGAATTAATAAGTAGCTCGTTGAGAATATCAAATATCTGAGTGCCGTCCTCATCTTTAGCCAAGGCATCGGGAAAGAGAGCCTTAGTTAATTTAGATAAGGATCCAACGGCCAATATATTACCGATTGTTATAAACCCTATTTCCTCCGGAGAGCGTACGGATATACCAAAATCTGACACCTGACCGCCAAATACAGGCACATAAGTGCCCGAGCTGTTTTTTAACTCAAGAGTTAAACTATCCGTTACGTCAATATCAAAAGGTAGGTTATTAGTATTGACGATCTCTAAACGCGCATATCCAGCGTTGCATTGTAGATCGATATCGTCTCGACCTGTTGCCATTGTTACGCTAAGTACGTTGTCGTAGACGGTCGTACCTACGATAATTTTCCACTCCGGTAGCCACGTCATGAGACATAAACCCCAGAGCTGCGATTAGTGGACGTGCCTCGATCTGTAGATTGATTAAATACGTTTTCCACGACTCGGGCTAATTCCTCGGGATCTGTACCAAACCCTGCATTTACTGTTATATCTACGTAAGTAGATCCTCCACCGTAGCCCATATCTGAGCCCGGAAAACCATAGGACGGATAAGCACCGGCGCGAGATGATCCTCCAGTTACGCCGCCTGTACCCGGTATTACAGGGACAAAACTCCCAGCTGCAAGAGCTGCGGCTATCTCTGCATCTGTAAGAGTTTTTGGTGTCGTTGTGCCTATGCTTGTACCGCCACCTGTGATTGCAGGAGCGCCAATACTCGGCACGGATAATTTACCGAGCAAGGCGATGGCCTGCTCAAGGTTAGCGATATTAATTAAATCTTTAGGGAGTATCCCTTTGAGGATCTCATCTATCTCCGTAAGTTTAATTTTCTGATTAGTCAAAGCGCCTAGTACTTTTAGATCGGCATTTAGTTTATTAGTGGCAGCGGTTATAGCCGCTACGTCTTGGCTAGCGATCGCCTTGTCAAGATCCAAAATAGATTGTTTAACCTGTAAACGTGCAAGGTCATTAGTGATTTGTAAGAGCTGGGCTTGATTAGTTACCTTGCTTAATTGTGCAGCTTGATTTAATTCAGCTGCCTGTAACCCGATCCGCTCAAGGTCAAAAACCTCGGCACCCTTACCGAGAGCGAGATTAGCTTTATCGATGGCTGCCTTGAGTTGCTTAGCCTTAAGCTGTTTTAATTCCTCTGCCGTTAGTTTCTTGCTAGTGATAAGTGTAGCGGCTGTGTATTTTGCCTCTAGCTCGGCAAGATGCGCTAGCCCTGCGGCAGGATCGTTAGCCGAGCCCTGATTTGCACCTTTTGCAAGGCTCCTTAAATATGGGATCATCGTAAACTTGAATAATTTATCTATGTCAAATATGGCACCGCTGCCGCCACCGGGTAAACTACCTATGCTTTTTATTTGAGCGATAAGGATGGCTAGGCCTTGGATGGACTCGGATATAGCTGTAGCAAAGTCCTCCATACCTGTAGCTAGATCGGTTACGCTGCTATCCTCGCTCAAAGTTTTAAGAGCATTAATCAAACCCTCGCCAATAATCTCCTTGGCATTAGCAGATGAGACGGCTAATTTATCCATCGAGCCTTGAAAGGTATTAGCAGACTGTGTAGCAGATCCAGCAAAGGTTTTAGATAACTCGGCTGTAATCTCTGCAAATGATTTAGTTTTAAGATCGGCTTTAGATATGCCTGTATCCAATTTACCTAAGGCTGTTGTATTACCTAGGTAGGCCTTTGATAGGGCTTTTGTCACTACCCCTAAATCAATAGATTTTGAGGCTGAAATATCCATGGCAAGGAGTAAGAGTTTTTGAGACTCGGTAGTCGATCGTGTTGCCACGGCTAGCGTCTGATAGGCCGGCCTTAAATTGTCATCAAGGATGCCGTATTCTTTTTGTAGTTTTTGTATATAGCCCTCAGAGGCGGCAGCCTGCCGACCAAGGCCCACGTTTTTAAGAGCTAGGGCTAGTTGCTTTTGAGCCTTTTCATCCTCTGCCGCGGCTTTTACCGCTGCTTTTCCATACGCCAAGATTTGCTGTGTACCAAAAGCCACGCCAAGAGTTTTAGCAAGACTTTTTACGCCCTTGGTTAATTTATCTGTTGAGGTTTCGGCTTTCTTAAAGGCACCTTTACCGGTAAATTCGGCTGCAATATCAATAACTATATTAGACACGTTTACCCCTTTGCCGTTGCATTGAGTTTATTAGCAGCTGTCTCGATCGCTTTTAATACAGCTGCCTGAGTTTTGCCGCCGTCCTCTTGCCACGCTCTAAAGATTGCGCGGCCTTTCATCTTGCCGCTGGCTCGTCCGGCTTGGCCCTCTTGTCTCACGTAAGCGTTTACGATCTCACCGTTTTTATTTAACGCATCGATAAATTGTGCGCCTGCATTAGGGTTATTAGACTTGGACTCGTTTTTATTACCGGAGCGGATATTCTTACCAAAGTTTTTGTGACCCGGTACAGCTACTCGACTCATCTTTGCCTGTGGTCGGCCTTGAGGGTTTTTACGCCCAGCTGTTTCATAGATAGCACCGGCAGCGCTTTTATTAAATATCCGAGCAAGGGATCTAAAGCCATTGTTATTAGGCTTTGATGGTGTGGCTTTGTAGCCGATCCCCCTACGCGCCTCTGAGGCGCTATAGGCAGGAAAGTAGCCATTACCTGAGCCCCAGCCGCTTAACGGTGCAGATGCAGGTATAAAGCCTCGAGCCTTAATAGTGATGGGACGTAAGATCGCCGCTAACTCTTTTTGAGTTTCTTTAGCTAGATCCGGAGAGAATTGCCTCAAGGCTTTTCTAAGAGCGACCGCGCCTTTTACCTCTACTGGCATTTTCGACCTCCTTAGCCTCATCCTTAAGCCCTTGCACTAGTGCATCGAGCATATTCTTATCAAGATCCAAAAGCGCCTGAGGCGCGATCCCTAGCCTTATGCTCAATCTCGCAATTAAGTAAGTAAAAGGGAGATCGCGCTTTAGGCTAAAGGGTCGCTGTCCTCCACGGTCACGCTTTTAAGCGTATCTATGAAAGCCTCACCGTAAGGTTTTGGCGCTTCCCCTGCACGTTTTGTAATTTCCCAAGCTAAGTAGTAGACCATTGATTGCATCTCTTGCTCTCTAAACGCACGATGAAAACCGATCTTGTAAAATTGCTCAAAGGCATACTCAACGCTAGGCGTGATTTCTCCTACAAGCTCGGTCCCATCATTACGCACGATCTTTAATTTAGCCATTTTTGCCCCTTAGTTAGTTAGTTGGATTTACCAAGTACCGCTAGTTGCGATAGCGGTTTTAGAGTTACAAGTGAATGTAAGATCCATCATGCCCTCATCAGAGACGGCGCCGTTGAGGGGAGTTAGGTTATCGATCAAGATCGTACCGCTGTATAAAACGTTAGTAGCTGAAATAGCAGTTGTGTAATCTTGGATTGCTTTAAACGGGATAGTAGTACCGTATGCGGCTTGTAGCGTTGCCAAGATAGAGCCTGCCGCTGTGTCGTTGAGCAGCGTTACTGTAATCGTGTCAGCTGAGAGCCCGGTTACGAATTGATGAGCTGTCGAGCCCATCGCTGTGACTTCGATCTGGTCGCTCTGTTGCGTTAAAGTGAAATTTGTTACGTGATCTGTGAAATCTACAGGTGTTGAGCCGACCTTAAAGCCGACTTTATTATTTAGAAATATTGCCACGATTTATTCCTCATCTTTCTTGGCTGTTGGTTTTGGTTTTGGTGTTTCGATCTGACCTATCTTTATAAGAAAAGCCAGCTCCTCAGGTGTTAGGTCCATCGTTTAGCTCCAGCTCGTTAGGGTTGATATAGAGAAATCAGCGGTTAAAAGGGATCCACTTTGTACCTCTAGTACGGATGGAGCACTCATCGCGCCAACATTCATTTTGATACTTGAGGCGGCGAGCTTGTTAAATACAGCTACAGCCATAGTCTCGATGCCGTTGAGGTTGCCTTGGTTATCAAATAAAGGCACCGTCATAATAATCTTAAAATTAGCCATAGGCGAGATCGCCGCATAGGTGTTATTGCTCGGAGTGATG